ACCTATATGTATGTTGTCAAGATATATTGCAATGGCATTTGAGTCATATTCATTCTCTGGTTCGGGAATGAGTTCAGCGGATCCGGCAGCAGTTTCATATTTGTAAATAGGCTCATCAGTCATGTAGTTCTCAATTAATTCTTTCTTTGACATTGTATAAATATCATTTTCGCAAAGTAATGATAATATATCTTTGTCCCTAAAGCTTGTCCCTGTGGCTTTAAAACAATATTCTTCATCATAGTCAGGTAAATTTGCTCGTTGTTCCGTAGGTAGTGGCGTATTATTACCTTCACTTGGTGGTAATACGGATGTTTGAACATTATCAGATGCCTGAATCAAATTCGATGTTTGAATATTATTTGTAATACTTGGCTTTTTAACATCTGGATTGATATTAGTGTGTAAGGTAGCATTCATAATAGGATTGCCAGGAACCGGTAATGGCTGTGGTATAGGTGAACCAGGATTCGGTGCGTTCTGTGTAGGCAAAGGTGCCACATATTGATTAACAGGTTTTTCATACTTCAATATTTTTTCATATCTATATGCAATGAATACAGATACCCAGCTTGCAATTAAAGTGAACAAAAATGCGCCAATGGCAATAGCAAAGAAACAACATATTGAAGCAATAAATAAAACACCTCCCAAAATCTGAAAAATTGTTCTATTTGTCTTGACTTTGCTTTTATCGTACTGTTTCCCGTTGTAAATAATAGTATTATTCATGAATATCCTCCCTCGTATAAGAAAATTAAAATTTTGCCCTTAGCTCTACTACCTTTCCAATAATCTTGACGGGCTTATTCTTTATAGTTTCTTCGTCAAAATAGAGCGGTGCATAGCTTGGGTTTGTAGAGATAAGTTCCAGCCCTTCTTTATATTTTCGGAGACGTTTACAGACTGCATCGTCTCCATTTATCAGAGCGATAACAGTGTCACCAGTTTCTGCATCATCCTGCTGTCTCACAATTACAACATCGCCATCACTGATTTTAGGCTCCATGCTATCACCTTTAATTTTTAAGGCAAAAAACTCACCTGTTTTTGCCAAACTGGTTGGTATTTCTTCGTAGTCTACAATATCTGTAATCGCTTGAATAGGGATTCCAGCAGCAACACGTCCGAGAACTGGTATTTTTGTTGCAAGATTATCCATAGAAAACATTGCATTTCCATCATTGTCTATATGTATACGTTGACGTATTTCAGATTCACCATATAAATATGCTAAGTCTACATTGAAAATATCTGCTAATTGTTCCATATTTTCTCGACTTGGAAATCGTTTTCCGACTTCCCATGAGGCGACAGTGCTTACGCCTGCTTTTAATTCGCTTGCTAAGCTTGCTTGGCTCATATTTCTTTCGGAGCGCAATTTCTTTAAAATATCCTTTAATTCGGCCATATTAGTACCTCCTTTAATAGTAGAATATCACATAATGCGATAAAGTCAAGAAAAATATCGCAAAAAGTGATTGACAATACTCGCGAAATGCGATAATATCGGGTACAGAAATATCGCACCAAGCGATAAATAAGAAAAAGGAGGTTGAGAAGTGAACAAGGAAATAATTGCCAAAAGGCTGATAAATCTTAGAGGCGAAAGAACACAGTTAGAAGTGGCAAAGGCATTAGGAATCAGTCAGTCAACATATGCCATGTATGAGACAGGTCGAAGAATTCCAACAGATGAAATTAAAATAAAAATATCTGTGTATTACGGCACCTCGGTACAGGATATTTTTTTTAATCGCACACTCGCATAATGCGAGCGCACTGGCAGAGGAGGTGAGACAGTGGAATTAAGTAGAAAAGCGGAGAAGAGTTACTTGATCAGACGGCTTTCAGGAGTGGCACCATATGACTTTCCATACAGGAAAAAGATATTGAAATCGATGTCTTTAAAACAGCTCAGAGTAGTGAACAAGATAGCCGAGAATATTACATATCAGAATACATCCAATACAGAATGCAAGCAGTGCAGAAAGTTAAATGCAGCAATGATGATGTATGAAGGATTCAGATGGAAATTTCCGGAAGATAATCAGTTGCCATGGCCACTGGGATTTGATGAAGATACGGAGACGATACTGGTATCAGAAGAAATGCTTATGTATTTTGTGCAGTTAGCCAATCCGGGACAGCCAATACGTAAAATCCGACTGATTAACTATCTTGAAAGGTAGTTTATTTGAGACAAAGCAAGGATGTGAGGAGGACGAAGAATGAATACAGATGAAATAATTGATAAGAAAAGATTCAGCAAGTTAAGAAAGGCGGGAAAAGTATGAATCAATATATATTTTGGCTAATCATACTCTGGCTGGTTGATATTGCCGGAATATTAATCATGCATAAGCTCGAGGAAGATGCATGGTGGTATCCGCTATATACAACAGTTATCTTAGGGGCATTTGCAATATTTGATTTATGTCATGTATGCAGTTTATACGGAATTGGATGAAAACGACGATCAGAAAAGCGAGGTGAAAAAATGTTCATACTTAATAAAGACTGCAACGATGTGTACAACACGGACCACATTGTGAACATATATCAGGATGAGTGCACAATAAAGGTTTGTGCTGGAACAGCTACACGAGGAGGAGTCCTTGGTAAATACAACAACTATGACGATACACAGCTTGCATATAGCATGCTGATAAATGGTCTTAGACAGAATAATGGAGTGTTTGTTATGCCGAGTGACAAGGATCTTCTTATAAAAGCTACGGTATACCACCATCCCACAGGTAAGAAAACGAAGGGATATGGTGGCTCATGAAACAGAAAAGCATCAAGAGCATAAGGCAGGAATTCCGCAAAGGTGGAGTATTCTACACCCCTCCAGAGCTTGCTGAAAAGTTAAAAGAATATGTGGATATAAAACCTAAGAATGTATATGACCCAACTTGCGGCGCAGGAAATCTTTTGCGGGTATTTGATGACGAAGTGGACAAATACGGTCAGGAGATCGATGCCGAGCAGCTTCACGGAATAAATATTTCGAACTTCCATGGGGCAGCAGGTGACACGCTTTTGCATGATGCATTTTCAGATATGAGGTTTGATTGCGTGGTGGCGAATCCTCCGTTTTCTGTCAAGTGGGAGCCGGAAAAGTTGGCTGAAGACCTGAGATTCAGTATTGCGCCCGTGATGGCACCACCATCAAAAGCAGACTGGGCATTCATGCTGCACATACTATATCACCTCTCAGATGATGGAGTGGCCGTCGTCTTAGAATTCCCTGGAATACTGTACAGGGGACAGCGTGAGGGAAAAATCCGGCAGTGGTTTATAGAGAACAATTACATAGATAGGGTTGTTCACATACCCGAAAACACATTTGAAGATACGGCGATAGCTACATGTCTAATTGTATTGAGGAAGAATCGAACAACTACAGATATAGTCATAGAAAATGACGGTATTAGTCGCACTGTTTCTTTGGATGAAATAGCGCAGAACTCTTACATATTGTCGCCAAGTACATATGTGTGTAAAGAACCTGAATGTATGCACTTGGATCCAAATGAAATAAGAGCAGATGCACGGAAGACGTTTCTGAGGACACTTCGGACGACATTGGACATGGAAATGCTTACCTGCAGTCTTGACGGAGAAAGCATACAGCCGTTTATTGACGATATTAAACGGATTCTTGCGGAATACGACAAGTAACAGAAAGGGGGATAATCATGGCAAAAACAATGGAAATAACAAGCATCAGGTACGTGGCTGCAACTCCGTACCTGTCAAAATCAGAATTGGCACAGAAACTTGGCTGTTCAAGGTCAACGATCAACAGACGAGTTGATGAGCTGGACGAGATGGTGCAGAAAGGACGATATAACGAATACACGATACTTGATGGTGGTGGAGCAATATACATCAACTATCTGGCATTCGTTGACTTCCTGAAATACAAGGACAAACTCCAGGCTGGCCGGAGAGTGCCGCCTTACAATCCGAAGAAAGTAGCCGAGGCGATAGCGTGGGGATCAATGACACAGGAGATGCAGTGATGTATGGAGGTGGAGATCATTACAAGATGACCACCAGAAAGGATGAAATGAGAAGGGAACTTAAAGACAAAAGAAATAGGGATCTGAGACTGGTGTACAATGTATCACTTTTCATGACAGGAGGCATGTTTGGCGTTGCAGTGATGTTGTTAATCATCATGAATCCGAGTCCTGCAAAGTGGACACTCATAACCGTTTATATTCTCCTTGCAATCTTGTGCGGTGAACTATCAGACAAGATGGAGAAGATGGCGGTCGAAAGATGCCGCTCATGGCATAAAAATAGCGACTCTGCAAAGAACAGAGCCGCTTAAGCCTTAAGCTTTATTAACACCATATTTAGTATAGCATAAGGCCTTATATATGTCAATTTGAACCGCCCGGAAGGGCGGAAGAAAACACTCTTAACTATATTAAACATAGACGGACAGGAGATAAGGTTTCATGGCATACAAGGAGTATATATACAGATTTCCACAGAGCAATGAGGTGGAGATCAAATACATGGGTAAGTACGGAGCCAAGGGAGAGAAGCGGGCGAAGAGGAACAAGGCATCCCCGGAGACTATCAGGAGACAGAACCGGACAAACAAGGCGATCAAGGTTCGGCGGCTTCTCAAGGCGAACTTCACCGAGGATGACTACTGGGTGACTCTTAAATATCCGGCGGGAGCAAGGCCGTGCATAGATCAGGTCAAGAAAGACCTGAAGAACTTCAACGACCGCATGAGGTATCAATATGAGAAGTACGGAGAGCAGTACAAGTGGGTGCGCCGCATAGAGATTGGCAAGCGAGGTGGTGTACATATACACATGGTCATAAACAGGATTAGGGAAGGACCACCCACGGACAAGCTCATAAGGGAAAAATGGAAACCCCACAAGGTAAACTACACGCAGCTATATAAGGATGAGGACTATGACAAGTTGGCAGAGTATCTTGTCAAGGACTATGAGACAGATACACAGCTATCAATGTTCGATGCCGAGGATCAGAAAGTGCTTACCAATTATTCATCAAGCCGGAATCTGATCAGGCCGGAACCGGAGACGAAGATCTACACACGTAGGACGGTGAGAAAGATCATCGATGAAGGGCCGAAGCCGGCGGCGGGATATTACATAGATAAGAACTCGGTGAGAATGGGCGTGAACCCTTACAGCGGCTTGAGCTATATCAAGTACACAGAGATAAGAGCCGGGACGAGGAGCTCACCACACTGGAAAGAATGGGGGATTGCAACATGAAGAAGATGGACATCTACATGATGACTGATATTCGGGCGGTGACGCCGGTATCAGGATATGGAGTCTACTGCATAGAGTGGATAAGCCCTAGGGGCAAGGCGACACTCACGGATATGGTAGAACTGACAGAGTGCAATGCCAGGAGCGCAACCCTTGCCACTGCAATCAAGGCACTCGAAAGGATCACAGAGCCTTGTGAGCTGACTATGCATGTATCAGAGACATATATTGCAACCGCTATATCCAAAAACTATGTCGGTGACTGGATGAAGAACGACTGGAAAACAAAGAAGGGTCGGGATGTGGTCAGCAAAGACTTGTGGCAGCAACTTATGTATCTCCTGTCGACGCATCAGTGCACGGTAGTTTACGACATATCACATGAATACAGCCGCTGGATGGCGGATGAACTTACACGGAAGGAGAAGAAAAAGAAATGAAATTAAGCGAGATTAACACCAAGGCAGCAGAGCTTAAAGCTGCAGGAAAGACAAATGAACTTTGTGAGTATGCAAAGAAGATTGGGCTCACAGAAGATGATGCAGAGGACTATATCGACGGCATGGTCGAAGAGCTGGCGACAGCTACATATCTGGCCGGATCCATTATAGAGACTCAGGGCAAATCTCTTGAATGCAAGGGAGTGGTAAAGGACTGGGTACAGACTATCACTCAGATGGCACAGAATGACACGGCCCTTGCGAACGATATCATAGAGCATGATGATAAGGACCTCACTCACTGCCTCGCAGAGATTATCAGTTTTTCGTTTGAGAATAAGACACAGGTGGATAGCAAGATAGTAGACGTAACGATGATCACACACAACGGAAAGAAAGAGAAACTCCGTGGGCCGCTTTATCTTGGAGTACCAAGTAGAGCAGAACTGCAGAAAATTGTTCACAAATACTACGGAGGTGACAGGCGATGATCGTATACAAGGGTTTCAGAAAAGGCAAGAAAGGTCTTCCGGAAGCGGTACTTGGATCAGGCACGATGACATACGAGGTTGGTAAATGGTATGAGACTGAGGACGCCCAGACAGCAAGTACAGGCTTTCATTGCTGCGAGAATCCCCTC